ATGAGTAATCCATTTGAATATGTAAATCAAATCCTGCAGGGTAAAAAGCAGTTAATTGTGGATGGTGCGACCGAGAAATTATATGAGCCATTTCTCGTAAATCGGGCGCTTTCCTACCACAAAGACTGTATTATGTATGCTAATGAGATGAATCGTAGGCATTTCATAGATAAAAAACTACAGAATGATTTTTTGATAAATACTATTAGGTCCTATAAAAGACCTTTCAATAAGTGGATTAAGGCTGAAAAAAGTGAAGATATAGCATGTATAAAGACCTATTTTGGTCTCTCGGATGCTAAAGCACGGGAAGCATTAAAACTCCTTAATGAAGAGCAAATCCTAGAATTAAAAGAAAAAACCGATATTGGCGGATTAAGGAAATGAAATGGTTAATTTATCAACCTTTATTGAGGTGTCACTAAAAGAACAAGATGATTTCTTGAAAGTGCGGGAAACATTAACCAGAATTGGTGTGTCTTCTCGTAGAGAAAAGATTTTATATCAGTCGTGTCATATTTTACATAAAAGAGGCCAATATTATATTGTCCATTTCAAAGAGTTATTTGCTTTGGATGGTAAAGACTCAAGTATAGTAGATAATGATATAGAAAGACGAAATGCCATAGCAAAACTTTTAGAAGAATGGGAATTGGTAAAAATTGTTAATCCAGAAATTATGATAGATAAAATTGCACCAATACATCAAATTAAAATTATATCATTTCGTGAAAAAGACCAGTGGGAATTAGTAAGTAAGTATAACATCGGAAAAAAACTTTAATGGTTGTTGAATATATTATGAGAATAATTAAAGAGAAAATTGTAGAACTAAAAAATATATACTCTGGAGAGATTGTTTTCTCTAGTAATTTGTATGAAAAAAGAGTTGATGGCACAATGACATTTATTCAAGTTTATAAATCGGAAGATCCGCAAAGAAAATATCTTGTAAATTCTGCTGCGTTTGTAAAAGTGCATAAATAAAAGTACCCACCTTAGGGCTGTTTGATGCTACGGTATAAGGCGTCCGTGTAATTACACCTTCAGTACGTTAATCTGGACCAGTATAAGGTAAGCTGGAGTTATGCCTTCGGGATAACATTTTTTTAACTTGCTTTTTAAAGGAGAAAACAACTATGTTGTTATACGCAAACATGGCTATTGATGCGATTCAAAATGCCAAAAATACCTTTCTTGACAACTCTGTTAAGGAAGAATCTATTAAAAAACCACTCAAAGCATTTGTTGAATCTCAAAGAGTATTCACCAAACAAATAGCTAAGTCTTTTTCTGATATAACTACAGCATACTCATCATATGATTATGCTAGTATCTTTAAACCGACTAAGTAATTTTTTAAAGGAGAACTATATGACATTACATAAATTTACACACCTGTATCCTTCGGTTGTTGGATTTGATAGACTTTTAGATACCTTTGATAATATGTTATCTGAAAAACCTACAACATTTCCACCACATAATATTATTAAAATTGATGACAATAATTATTCTGTTGAACTAGCAGTTGCTGGTTTCAATGAAGATGAAATTAGTGTTGAAATTTTAAAAGGTAATTTGACCATCAGTGGCACAAAAAGAAAAACTGAAGGAGAAACAAATTATCTATATCATGGAATTGGCGTTCGTTCATTTCAAAAGAATGTTAGATTAGCTGATACTGTAGAGGTTGCAGGAGCAATTTTAGATAATGGTATTCTTACTGTGAAACTTGTTAATATTACACCGATTGAAAAACAACCGGTAAAAATTGCAATTAAAACAGTAGGTAAAACTCAACTTTTGCAAGAAAGAGTTTAAAAAACACTTGACTTTTCTGCCTATTTGTGCTATAATACAGCATTAATAGGTAGATTATATTATGAAAATTGCTCTCGCTTCCGACGTACACCTTGAGTTTGGTCAACTTGAAATTAAAAACACCGAGAATGCCGATGTGCTTATTCTATCGGGCGATATCTGTGTTGCTAAAGATTTGAATGACCGCGCTGATGTTAACATCCTCGGTGAATCACACAAGTCTAATAGATACCATGCGTTCTTCCAGAAGTGCTCCGAAGAATTTAAGAATGTGATATACATTGCAGGAAATCATGAGCATTATCACGGTGATTTTGCTAAGTCTATCCCACGAATTCGTGAGAAACTTGCCTACTTGCCTAACATTCATTTTCTTGATAAAGAGTTTATTGTATTTGATGATGTAACTTTTATTGGTGGTACTCTTTGGACAGATATGAACAAAGAAGACCCAAACACACTTTACTCAATCAAGAGACATATGAATGATTACCAAATCATTAAGAACTCTGACCGAGAAGTGAGTATTAAGTCGCCAATCTTTGAAATTAATGATGATGGTTCTACCGATTATACAAAAATTTTAAGTTACCACCGTCAAACTCGTGCAGCAACATTCTGCCCAGAAGATTCTGTTGAAGACCATAAGGCAATGTTGAACTTTATCCATGAAACTGCTGTAGGTGTACAAGAAAAGTTTGTTGTTGTGGGTCACCACTCGCCATCTAAACTTTCTACAAAACCTCAATATGAGGATGATGTGATAGTTAATGGTGCTTACTCTTCTGATTTGTCGGAGTTCATTCTGGATCATCCACAGATTAAGGTATGGACACATGGTCATACTCACCATAAGTTTGACTATATGATTGGCTCTACTCGTATCATCTGCAATCCTCGTGGTTACATTAATTACGAACCAGATGCTGATTTTTTTGAATTACAATATTTTGAGGTATAACAATGAAGAAAACTATAGGTTCAAATTTTAAAATAAATAGAGGCGTAAAACGCCAAATGGCAACAATTCTAGATGATACAGAAAGACATGCATTTAAAAATTTAATGATACAAGCACAAATACAGGGCGAAACAGTAATTGCTGTAGAAAAGAAAAAGAAAAAATAATTAATGAACAAGTTTGATAATGTTCATATGCGAGTTGCCGAAGTTTACTCTGAGGTATCTTCGGCTCGTAGATTGCAAGTTGGTTGTGTTATTGTAAAAAATAATACGATTATCGGTATTGGTTATAATGGAATGCCTTCCGGCTGGGATAATAACTGTGAGGATGAGATTGGCGAGGTGATAAATGGTGCCAACAAAATTGTTGAGATTAGATTGAAAACAAAACCTGAGGTATTACATGCAGAAAGTAATGCTCTGGCTAAAGTTGCTCGTAGTACAAATTCTAGTGAAGGTGCAACGCTATATGTTACACATGCACCCTGCTTAGAGTGTTCTAAATTGATTTATCAATCTGGTATTAATAGTGTATTTTATCGTAATGAATATAGAGATTCTGCTGGCATTAATTTTTTAAATAAATGCAAAGTGCATGTGAATAAAATATAAAAAAATTCTTTCAACAAACTAAATAAGTTGCGGGTTAGTAAAATGGTATTACGGAGGACTCATAATCCTCAGTTCTCAGTTCAACTCTGGGGCCCGCTACCATAAAAAATATTATGTATAATGATGTGTGTAAATTTATAGATGCTTGTGACCAAATTCCAAGCAACGAAACTATAAGTCTCTATAATTCTTTAATTATTGAAGAATTTTTAGAATTTAAACAAGCAAGACTGGAAAATGACACTATAGAAGAACTTGATGCCTGTATGGATTTAATATGGGTAATATTAGGATTCTGTAAGATGAAAGGTTTTGATGTGAATGGTGCTTGGGCCGAAGTTGCAAGAAGTAATTTGGCTAAAATTGATTCTGCAACAGGTAAAGTTATTAAACGACCAGATGGTAAAGTTTTAAAACCTGACGGGTGGACTGCACCAAATCTTGCATCTTTTATTTAAATGTGTTATAATGTAAGATATGATTACACAAAAATTAGAATTTATAAATTTTCTAAGAAATGATTCTGTTCTGATGGAAAAAGAACAATGGAAAAAAAATACTAATCTATATGTTATATGGAATAGATATATTGATGAAAATGATATCAGATATAAATT